GTGGTAGACCCTTTGTATATATTGAGGCCGGAGCCAATGACGGTAAAGATCAACCAGCAGATAAGACAGGTTCTGACGCTTCTGAAGTCGGAATGAGTAGAAGGATATTAGCATACAAGATTGACACACAAACAGATGTAATGAAAGGTGTTGTTGAAGGACTCTTTGCATCTAGACAAACAACAGTTAACAATACATATAAATTTTTTGTTGACAAAACATATAACTTCTTAGAAAAACATTTTAGTGGTGGGACTTCAGTATCTTGTCACCCATTTGTTCGGACATCACCTGAAATGACACATATAGGTGGTGAGTCTCATGACGGTGAAGATCCAGCGATTGAAGGAGTAACAGAGGATAAACCGATCGGTTCATATTCAGACGCGTATCATATCTTAACTAGTGACTCGTCTTTTAAGTTTGATGATATTAATGATATCCATCATGCTGATCACATGACACATTTAGGTTCTAGTCAATTTAGAACAGCCGCAAAACAATTATTAGAATATTATTCAATCAATGTCGTGTTATCTGCTAGAACAGATATCTCAGTTGGACAATTAATTAATTTAGACCTTCCTGCAGTAAGACCAGGAGAAGAACATCAAGAACCTGTATTTTTTAGTGGCAATCATCTAATTACAGAGATCATGTGGAACTTAACTCCAAAAGAATGTAATCTTAATATAAGATGCATGAAAGATTCTGTTAACGCAGATATTGAAACGACAAAGATAGAATACGGAGATACAGAAAAGTAATGACTCAATATCAAGGTAAAACAGGTTTCACTTGGTTCACAGGTGTAATCGAAGATAGAAATGATCCATTATTTTTAAATAGAGTTAGGGTCAGAATTTACGGTGCACATTCACACGATAAACAACTGATCGCTACACCTGATCTCCCATGGGCAGAAGTCATGATGCCGACAACATCACCATCTTTATCAGGACTTGGTACAACAACACATGGTCTTGTAGAAGGTTCTACTGTCATGGGGTTTTATCGAGATAACTTAAACATGCAAGATCCTGTAGTCATAGGATCATTCATTGGTATACCACAAGAATACTATAGAATAGATGAGAGTGTTGATGATGAGGGTACAAGAAATTTTCAACAGATAGTAAGATCAACAGAAGACGGATTCAATGATCCTCGAGTAGATACAAAAGATTCTTTTAAAGGTACACCTGATGGAGAATCACCTAAACATATTAATAGAAATTACGGATTAGATTTAGCGTTAGATAAATCTCCTAGACGAGATGGAGAGACTACAGGAGAAATATATCCTAGAAACTCATATATAAAAACTTCTGATGTTAATCTATTAGCTAGAGGTGATATATCATATCCTAGAATTGTCATTGAATCTGAAATGGGTCAAGGTCTTCAAGGTCTCGGAGAAGACTTAGGCCTAGTAGAAAAAATTCAAGAACCTAAAGAACTTTTGATGGGAGAAGGTGGTGCTGAAGAAGGTACAAGATCGGAGACAGGTAAAACAAACGGTATGAATAATATTGTTGGTCCAAGAGATGACACAACATATATAAATCCCACATATCCATTCAATCATGTACATGAAACAGAATCAGGTCATATAATTGAATTAGACGATACTCCAGACTTTGAAAGAATACATCTTTATCATAGATCAGGTACAAGAATTGAAATCGCCAATAAAGGAGATTATGTAGAAAAAGTTGTTAGAGACAAATACTCCGTAGTTGTTGGAAATGATTTTGTAACTATCACGGGAGATGTAGTTGTTAACATTGAGGGTAACGCTTATATGAATGTTACAGGAAATACAGAAACAACAGTCGGTGGAGATAGTAAAAGTGTAGTTGCAGGAAATTGTGAAAGTACAATCGGTGGTAATTTTGATGGTACTATTGTAGGTACTTCTGATCTTCTATCTCAAGGTAAGATAACAATTACAGGTAACAATCAAACAGAGATAATATCTGATACAACAATCACAGGTAAACTTCATGTAACAGAAGATGTCACAGCCGCCAAAAATATAGAGGCTCAAGGTGAGATTACAGATAGGGGCGCTACATTAGCTACTCACAAACACAAATATACAGGTCTAGCTGAAGGTGATGAAGGTGAAACAGAAGGTCCAGTTGAAAGTTTAGTAGAACGATTCTTAGACTGGTTAAATCCATTTGATTAAAAGACATAAATAGTAGTATGGCACAATTTAATAGTAAAAATAAATCAAGTAGAGTATCTCGAAGGTGGTTTACTGATATCGATATCAATATGACATTACATCCTCAAACGGGAGATACTATAGTCAAATCAGATATTCTAGCTATCAAGAGATCAGTAAGAAATTTAATATCTACAAACCTATATGAAAGACCGTTCAAACCAAGTTTGGGACTAAATCTTAGAGGTATGTTGTTTGAATTAACAACACAAGATAATATTGTGTTGAAAGATAACATTAGAGCTCTAATCAGTAGTTTTGAACCAAGAGCCAAAATAACAGAGATACTAGTATCAGATGTTGGTAACGATCTTAATGTAACAATGATGTTCACTATTCATAATGATCCGAGTCCACAAGAATTAGATTTAGTATTACAGAGAGTAAGATAAGATGACAACAGAGAAACCAATATCGTTAAATGATAAAAGTCAATTAACCATAGACGTTAAAAGTTTGATAGGTGTGATTACTATGATCTTAGCTTTAGCGGCTATATACTTTACACTAACAGGTCAAATAGCACAATTACAATTAGACACAATCCGAATGCAGGATACTGTAGAAGTAAATGAAGAATTTAGAATCAAATGGCCAAGAGGTGAACTAGGGGCTTTACCTGATGACGCTGTTCAAGATTTAAACATAGAATATTTACAAAAAGAATTAGCTAAAATACAAGAAGAATTTGATGATCATATTGATAATCATCTCCCCCAGAATTAGGAAATAACAATGGCAACAATAAAAAGTTCAAATATTAACATAACAGACTTAGACTTCGAAGATGTGTCAACTAGTCTTAAAGAATATCTTAAAGGACAAGATACGTTAAAAGATTATAATTTCGAAGGATCTAATCTATCTATACTAACAGACCTCTTAGCCTACGCTGCTCATACATCAGCCTTTAATGCTAACATGGTAGCATCAGAGATGTTCTTAGACACAGCACAGATTAGAAAGAATGTTGTATCAAGAGCTAAAGAATTAGGGTACACACCTTCTTCACGAACAGCAGCTAAAGCTACTTTTGATTTAACAGTAACTAGTCCAACAATTGGTGGGGTTACACCTTCTAACTTAACCATAGGTAGAGGTCATGAATTCACAACAGTATATGACGGAACATCATATACATTTATATCATTAGATAATAAAACAATCACACCTACAGAGAGAGCCTTTAAGTTTATTGAGTTAGATGTATATCAAGGTAGATTGACTACTGATATCTATATGTTTGATGGTCAAGTATCTAACCAAAGATTTCCAATGTTAAATAGTAATATAGATACTTCAACTATTTCTATTAATATAACATCTAATAATGTTGTAACAGCTTGGACTCGAGCTGGAGATTTAACTGGTATCACATCTTCTTCAAATGTATGGTATCTCCAGGAAAATGACGAAGGATTGTTTGAAGTATATTTCGGAGATGGTGTTATCGGAGCGGGCCCTAAAGACGGAGATCGTGTTACTATATCGTATCTTGTGACTGATACTGATCACGCGAACGGAGCTTCTGTCTTCTCCATGGCTACATCAATTAATGGTAATTCAAGTGTAACATTCACAAATACAATCAGTGCTTCAGGTGGTAAAGATATCGAGACTACAGATCAAATTAAATTCTCAGCTTCTAAATTCTATACTTCTCAAAACAGGTTAGTGACAGTAGCAGACTATAAAGCCAAACTACAAGACTTGTATCCTGGTGCAGATTCGATAGCTGTTTGGGGTGGCGAAGACGCTAGTCCAATTCAGTATGGTAAAGTGTTTGTATCAATCAAACCTTCTCAATATTCAAACAACTTAACAACAGCGGAGAAGTCATCATTAAAAACTTCATTAAGTGATCTTAGTGTTCTAACAGTTAGACCAGAGGTTATAGACTCAGAAATATTACAAATATTAATATCTACAAGTTTCAAATATGATCCTACAAAAACTTCTCAGACTAACTCAGCTTTAGAGACATTAGTCAAGGCAGCAATATTATCTTACGATAAAAATAATCTAGCTGGGTTTGATACACTATTCAGACATTCACAATTAACATCTAGTATAGATAATTCTGAACAATCATTACTATCTAATATAACAACTATTAAGTTGAGAAAAAATCATTCAGCTGTAGTTGATGGTACAAAGTCAACAATTAAATTAGACTTCGGAAACAAACTATATAATCCACACACAGATCATAATAAAGTTGGTGGTGGTGTTGTAACCTCTACAGGCTTCTTTGTATCTGGAGATACGAAAAATTATTTCTTTGATGATGACGGATCAGGTAATATAAGAAAATATTATGCAGACGAGGCTACAAGAGTGTACGCAGACAATACAGCTGGTACAGTAGACTATGGTACAGGTGTAATAAGTATTAATACATTGACATATAGTTCAACATCAAATACTGATGATTCAATAGATTTCACAATAATTCCAAACTCAAATGATGTCATTTCAGTTAGGAACCAATTGTTGGATATCACTGCTTCTGAGATTTCTGTTACGGGCGTAGCAGATACAGT